AAGAAAGCCGAGACCGCTTCCGGGGCGCGGAAGAAGGAAGCTGATCTTCTGCGGGAAATCGCCAGGCTGATTGAGACGTCCAAGACCCCGGCGCAGGATCTGGAAGACCGTCTTGCCCGGATCGCAGAGCTGCAGTCTGGCAAGGCATTTGATCAGGCGACGGGCGGGAAGGCTGCGGAAGTTGCCGAGCGGGCGCGTGTGGTCGCCATGCGGGAATATCTCGGGGCAGCCGAGGATACGACCGTGGCCCTGGAACGGCTCAAGGAGATTGCCGAAAGCGGAGCGGGGGCGGATGCCTTTGCGGCGCGGATCGTGCTTGCGGAGCAGAATGCCAAGCGCTTTGGCGAGACCATGGAGAAAGTTAGCGACAGCATCGCTGACGGCCTGGGGGAGGCTATCTTTGAGGGCAAGAACTTTAGCAAATTGATGCTCGATCTTGCCAAGCAGCTCACCAAGGACTTTCTGAACAGCCAGCTGCGCGGGATGTTCGGACAGATCACACGGGGCGGCGGAAGCAGCTTCCTTAGTGGCCTTGTCTCCAGTCTCTTTGGCGGCAGCTCTGTTGCCAGTGGTGTTTCTGCAGCATCGGTTGGAGAGGTCGCTGCAGCCTCGGTTGGCGTCTATCATGAGGGCGGGATCATCGGGCGTGGCGGGACAAGCCGCAGCGTGCCGGAGACGCTGTTTCGCACGGCGGACCGCAGGCACAGTGGCGGCTACGTCAAGCCCGGAGAGCGGGCAATTATCGCGCTCGACAATGAGCGGGTGCTGACGGAAGCCATGCAGGAGAACACGGCCAGAAGCCTTTCGGCACTTGCCAGCCTGGCAACACGCGGGGCGTCTTCGGGAAGCTCTGCGTCTGCGGCCGCACCGACGATCAACATCTACAACAGCTCCGGTCAGGACGTGACGACGCAGACGGGCCGGAGCGCTGACGGCGGGCTTAGCATCGATGTGCTGATCGGGCCGATTGAGCGGGCACTGGCCGGGCGTGTCTCTCAGGGCGGGAAGCTGTCCAATGCGATCGGCAAACGCTTCGCCCTGAACCGCGCCAACGCCTTGACGGGATAACACCATGGCATTGCCGATCTGGCCTCCCAGCCTGCCGAGTGCGCCTCAGCGGGACAGCTACCGTGTGTCCGAGCCATTCAACGCAAACGACATCACGGAATTTGAAGCCGGGAACACGCGGGACCGCCCGCGTGGCTCCATCCAGTACCGGAAGATTGAACAGACCTTGCGGATGAGCCAGAGCGAATTTGCGCAGTTTGACGCTTTCGTTCTGACCGATCTGGCCAAGGGTAGCCGGCGCTTTTTGATGCCGGTCTGGCTTGGCCATCAATCCCAGACAAAGACCGTGAAATTGTCCGGAGAGAACAAGTTCTCCCTGGCAACGCGCGGCCGCGCCCTGATGATCACTATGACGCTTGAGGTGGAACTTTGACCGACTACACCGACGCTATCCGGGAGGCCTATGCCTCCTGTGAAGGGGATGTGATCCTGGAGACCATCGAGCTTCGGCATCCCTCTTTCCAGGAGGAAGGCGTGCCGATTGCCTTGCGGTTTGTGGCTGATGGCGCGGACCACATGCTGGCGCTGGAAGCAAATGCGCCGATGAACGCGGGCGAGACAGTCTCGTTCATCGCCATGCCCTTCGGCTTCACGCCTCCGAGCGATGAAGAGGGCACTGTCCCGGAAATCCAGTTCTGGATCGACAATGTGTCCTCAGAGATCCATGCGCATCTGCAGGACGCAGTCCGGATCAAGGCGGATATCCAGATCACCTGGCGCGAGTACATCCTTGGAGATGACAGTCCGCAGCAGACGGTGGACGGCATCAAGCTCTCCAACGTCAAGGTGACAAGCACGCGGGCGACAGCGACGGCGCGGCTGAACGCCTGGGCGGAGCGGCTCTTCGGCAAGATCTACGACCGGGAAACCTACAGGACGCTGAGTGCCTGACCGGCTTAGCGCCTGGCAGCTTGAGGCATTCTCGCGCCTGATCGGGGCGCCCTATGATCCGGAGAACAGGGCGCCTGGGTTCCACTGCTGGGGTGCCTTCTGCGCGGCGCAGGAGATCCTTGGCCGGGCTGGGTTTCCGGAGTTTGTGCCGGACAGCATGACCAACCGGGCGCGGATCGCTGCCCTGACCGGTCATCCGGAGCGCGGGCGCTGGCGCGAGATTGCAGCTCCCGAACATGGCTGCGCGGTCCTGATGGGCCGCAGCTCCCTTCCAATTCATATCGGATGCTGGCTTGCCATCGATGGCGGCGGCGTCCTGCACGCGGTCCCCGGGCCGGGTGTTGTCTTTGAGACCTTATCCAGATTGAGGCTGGCGTCCTGGCGATGCATTACGTTTCACCTTCCAGTGTGACACGGCACCCTTACGTGCCTTGCACAACGGTTCCCCTGCCGGTGGCCATGGGGGCAACTCTTGGCGACCTGGTGCAGGCCTATGGTCCGCCAAGGTCTGTTGCCTTCTTTGTCACGGTCAATGGCGAGCCGGTGCTGCGGCCGGGCTGGTCCATGGTTCCGGCAAGTGGCGACCTGGTCGAAGTTGTGATCCTGCCGCGCGGCGGCGGCGACGGGAAATCCATTCTCGGCCTGATTGCCATGATCGCCCTTTCTGCCTTTGCCCCCTGGGCAGGCGGATTGATTGCGGGCGCTCTTGGGGCAAGCTCGACCGGCATCATTGCAGGTCTTGCAGGGGCTGCGATCCTTGCCGGTGGCGGGATCCTGATCAACACGCTGCTGGCACCAAAAGCGGCAGGAGCTGCAGCCACAACCCTGGAAGCATCTCCGACCTATAGCACCTCGGCAGCAGGCAACCAGGCCCGGCTTTATGGGATGATCCCGGTTCAATATGGCGAGCACATCATGGTGCCCGACTATGTGTCCGATCCCTATCAGGAGTTCGATGGAAACGATCAGTTCCTGCATCTGCTGTTTGGCCGGGGGCTTGGCAAGTCCGCCCCGAAAAGTGTGCGGGTTGGGGAGACTGTCGTCTGGACGAAGGAGAACGGCTACACCGGCGCAATCGAAGATCTGGAAATCGCCTTCTATGAACCTGGCGAAACCGTCACGCTGTTTCCGGTTCAGGTGGAAACGTCTTCTGAGGTCAGCGGTCAGCTGCTGGATGACAGCTCGGTACTTGGTCCTTTCGCAGCAGTTCCGGCTGGACAGACCGCGCAGAAGCTTGGCGTTGATGTCTATCTGTCTCAGGGCCTTTACACACTGAACAATGACGGCAGCCAGTCGGCAGCAACCGTTCAATTCCGTTTCAGCTACAGGCAGATTGACGACCTCGGCAATGCGCTGGGGGATTGGGTGGTGTTGAGCGAGCAGACGCTGACGCTTGCCACGCCGACACCGCAGCGCTTCAGCTATTCCACTGAGGTTCCGGCAGGGCGCTATGAGATCAAGGCCGAGCGCACGAATGCTGTCTCTGCCAACGACCGGGTGTTTGACCGCCTCGAATGGGGAGGGCTTCGGGCCTATCTGGATGGCCCGCAGAGCTTCCCGGACCTGTCCACGATGGCGGTACGGGTGCGGGCGAATGAGCAGCTGAGTGCCCAAAGTTCCCAGGACTTCCGTCTGGTTCAGTGCCGCATTCTGCCGGTGCAGTCGGGCGGGATCTGGATCGAACAGGAAACCCGATCCATTGCCTGGGCTGCGATCGATGCCATCCGCAACACGGTCTATGGCGCGCGCGAGCCCGATAGCCGGATCGACTATGCAACGTTCCTCGCCTATGAGGCACTTTGGACGGCGCGTGGCGACACGTTCGATGGCATCTTTGACACGCGGATGACCCGGTTCGACGTGGTCAATACGATCCTTGGAGCAGGCCGCTCAAGCGTCCGCTTTTCCGGAGATCAGGTGTCCCTTGTCCGTGATGAGCAGCGGGCGCTTCCCTCGCAGGTGTTCACGGATCGCAACATTGTGCGCGGCTCGCTCGAGGTCACCTATGAGCTTCAATCGGACGATAGCGCTGATGATGTGATCGTCGAATACATGGACCGGCTTAGCTGGACCTGGCAGGAGGTGCGCTGCACGATTGCGGTCTCGAATTCCGAAGCGCCTGCGCGGGTGCGAATGATTGGACCGACCGGCCGTGACCATGCCTGGCGCGAAGGTATTCACCTGGCTGCCGACAACTTCTTCCGGCGCACCAAGGCCGTCTTCTCGACGGAGCTTGAAGGCCGCCTTGTTCAGCGTGGCGATCTGGTCCGGATCCAGTCCGATATGCCGCAGTCCTGGGGCAAGTCCGGAACGGTGAAAGCCTTTGCAGGTCTTCAGGTGACCCTTGACCGGGAACCGGAAACCGATCCTGCAAACACCTATATCCGCTTCCGCCAGAAGTCCGGCGAAGAATGGGGGCCGTGCAAGATCACCTGGACGGCTGGCAGCGCCTCTGCCGCGCTCGATGCCGACGATTATGCTGCAGCGGTTTCTGTCTTCGGAGATCTTGCCTATCACCTTGAAGACAATGGCGGCGAAGCCCCGGTCTATCTTCTGGGCGAGGGCGTCGACTTTGCCTTCAAGGGGCTGGTGACCGGGGTTATTCCGCAGGGAAGCCGGGTTCAGCTGGAAGTCGTCGGGGATGACGCTTCCGTCTATCTGGCCGATGACGGGTTGAGCGTGCCGGACTATCCGGCAGGCACCTTGCTGCCGCCATCTCTGACGGCTCCGGTCATCACGGATTTGATGGTTCAGCGCGAGCTGAGCGTCACAGAAAGCTTTGTCAGTTTCTCGGCTGTCTCAAGTGGCGGAGCGGTCTCCTATGAGGCCGAGGTGTCTTATGATGAAGTGACGTGGACACCGGTTTATTCCGGGCGGTTGCCGGTGGGCACCTTCCAGGTGCGCCGGGATGCGCTTTGGCTTCGCGTTCGCGCCAATGGGAAACTGCCGGGGCCTTGGGCCGTTCGTGTTGTCCCTGTTGCTCCGAATGTCGTTCGCCTGCCGGATGGCTCGGTCACAACACCGTCCATTGCCCCTGGCGCAATCACGGTGGATCTGATCGCAGAGCTTGCCGTGACTGCGGAGAAGGTTGCTGCCAATGCGATTGAGGCCGACAAGCTGGCAGACGGGGCAGTCAGTGCGGCGAAGATTGCAGATGAGGCGGTGACGGCCTCCAAGCTGGTGGACGAGGCTGTCACGGCGCTGAAACTTGCGCCTCTGGCAGTGACGGCGGAAAAGGTCGCGGCGAATGCCATCGAGGTGGAGAAGCTTGCTGACGGGGCCGTGAGTGCCGACAAGCTTGCTGAGCTTGCGGTGACCTCTGACAAGGTGGCCGCGAATGCCATCACTGCGGCAAAGCTTGCCAATGGTGCCGTGACAGCCAGCGCAATTGCCCCGCAGGCGGTTTCCTCATCTGCTCTGGTCAATGAGGCGGTGACCGCTGCAAAGCTGGCGTCCGGATCGGTGACGGCAGAAAAGATCCTGGCGGGTGCGGTCGGGGCAGACCAGATCGCGGCCAATGCGATTGCGGCCAAGCATCTGTTGATCTCTGACTTCTCGAACCTCGTTCCCGACAACACCCTTTCGGATATTGCCGGAGCCTGGGGTGTGACCGGGGCGGCGGGCTGGATCTTTTCGGCAAGCTCTGCCGGTTCCAACGGGCGGCAAGCGCAGTTTTCGGGTGATTTTACAGCAACCTCCGGGAACCATATCAGCAGTCTTTTGAGTGGCTTGGTGCCCTTGGAAGTAGGCCGGTCCTATGCCGCCGGATGCCAGATTGAACCGGTTGCCGGTGCTACCGGTCTGCTGGATGTCTATCTCCAGTGGTTCAACCTGAACGGAACGCAGGTTTCCAGTACGCTGATTGGCTCGGCAAATATGGCGAGCTACACGAGCCAGGCTATTGACCTCGTTGCCACGGCGCCGTTTGGGGCCGTGACCTGCCGCCTGCAGCTGCGGCGCGGGGCGTCTGTTTCTGGCGGGTCTGTTTCCGGTACGGTGCGTGTTCGAAATGTTTACGTGCGCCGGGCGGCGGGCGGCGAGCTGATCGTTGATGGCGCTATCACAGCGGAAAAGGTTGCGGCCGGTGCCATCATCGCGGGCAAGATCGGCGCCAACGCGGTCACAGCCACCGAGATTGCGGCGGGCTCGGTCACATCAGCAAAGCTGACAGCCGGGGCAGTGACAGCGACGGCAATCGCTTCCAGCGCGATCACGTCTGACAAGGTTGCAGCGGGCGCCATCATTGCTGGCAAGATCGGGGCAGGGGCGGTCACCGCTACCGAAATTGCGGCAGGCACCATCACGTCCGCAAAGTTGGCATCCGGATCGGTGACGGCGGAAAAGATCCTTGCCGGAGCCGTCGGGGCGGATCAGATCGCCGCCAATGCCATTGCGGCCAAGCATCTGTTGATCTCTGATTTCTCCAACCTCGTTCCCGACAACACCCTTTCGGACATTGCCGGAACCTGGGGCGTGTCCGGGGCGGCTGGCTGGGTTTTCTCCGCAAGCTCTGCCGGTTCCAATGGGCGGCAGGCTCAGTTCTCGGGAACATTCACGGCAAGCGGAACGCATGTTTCCAGTTTGCTGAGTGGGCAAATCCCGCTGGAAGTCGGGCGGTCCTATGCAGCTGGCTGCCAGATTGAGCCGATTTCCGGCGTCACTGGCCTGATGGATGTCTATCTGCAGTGGTTTAACCTGAACGGAACGCAGGTTTCCAGCATGCTTGTCGGCTCGGCCAATATGTCGAGCTACACCAGCCAGGCCATGGATCTCGTTGCCACCGCGCCATTCGGGGCTGTGACCTGCCGCCTGCAGCTTCGGCGTGGCTCATCTGTTTCTGGCGGATCGGTGACCGGCACGGTGCGGGTGCGCAATGTTTATGTGCGCCGGGCGGCGGGCGGCGAGCTGATCGTGGACGGTGCCATCACGGCAGAGAAGGTCGCGGCCGGTGCCATCATCGCGGGCAAGATCGGCGCCAATGCCGTCACCGCGACCAACATCGCTGCCGGATCCATCACGGCTGCCAAACTGGCAGTTTCAAGCCTTTCTGCCATTACCGCCAATCTTGGGATCGTGACTGCGGGCCGGATGCAAAGTGCGGACGGCACAATGACTATTGATCTGGATAACAAAAGGATCGTGATCCAATGACCTTTGTTGCCGACAAGGCCAAGAACATCGTTGCGGTCTATTCCGGTGCGGTGAACGGGGATGTGGAAGACAACCCGCTGAGCCATCTGGACAAGATCAAGTTCCACTCCGGTTTGCCTTACATGGAGATTTTGCAGACGGTCACTGGCTCGATCACGATCAGTTCAAGTGGCTGGTCTGTCGATCCGGCTGCGCGTTTCAAGACACTGAACCTTTTCGCCCATGGGCTTG